TATGGCTGGCCTTGGAAGTCAAGAATATGGAGCAATTGCTTTAGCAGAAGTTGTTGAAGATCACTACTTAAGTAATGATCAAAGACCTGAATTTTTGTATGCTTCTATATTAGAAGATATGAAGTATACACTACAATCCTCACTTCATTCTCTATCCTCAGAATTGTTTTCAGATTTTTATAAAGAAAATTATTCTGGAATTGTTTCAAGTAATAGTAACCATCCATCATATGCTTTATTTAACATTCTAAACGAAGATGCTAGCGCTTCACAAAAAATAAGAGTTGAGATACTAAAAGCAATACACACATATGGGTATAGAATAAAACAGTGTGTGGTTAAACAACTTCTTGTTGGAGGTCCTGGTAACTTTGATAAGCGACAAAAAGTATTAAATCTTTTAAACGCATTACGCGCAATGAGAAGTATGTTAAAATTTTATACTGCCATGTATGCCGCTGATTGGAAATCTATAGCCTCTTATCTTAGAACCAAACTAGCATATAGGCTATCCTCAAACATAGCAGCAAATGCATTCTTAACCTATAGAAAAGCAAAACAAGCTTTACTTGATCCAGTAAGAGATTTTTTATATGATTTAAACCCGCTTGAATATTGCCCTGCATGGGATTCTTTTATTGATAGCATACTACGAGGCACACTAAATCTTAATCGCAAATATTCAGACGTAGTTGCAGATATCTATAGGTTTAAAAAAACTAATAACAAAGTACAACTTGATAGAGCAAATCGGGCTCCAAAAGCATTACTTGTTTCAAAGAAATGGCTTCCACTATTAGACGCAGTTATCATATCTATAGAGTCTGTAATAAACACAGGTGAAGTAGATAAAGACATGATACAAAAAATACTCAATGTAGCAAACACAAAAAAAGTAAATGATATAAATCATCCTGGGTTGGTTGGAGTATTTACTGAACAAGCAAAAGAATTAGGAATAGACTTTGCAATAGACCCAGACATTGAAGACCTTAATCCAGAACCTCTATCTAATTTAGATGATGCTGATATTGCGAGAAGAGTATTTGGATTAAAACGACTTTCAGAAAGCTTCGGGGAGGATCTAAATGAAAGTAGTAAACCTGTTATTGAGGATAGCTCTTAAACCTTACTATCTTCTTAAACAAAGACAACATAAAGCATGGAAACAAGATAGACTTACAAGCGTAACAACTACACTAACATCCTCTGGTGCTCCTTTACAAGGCTATCCTTACATTAAACATGGAACATATAACTGGAATGGACTTAACTATCCAATAGATTTAGATTTAGTATTTCATGAAGTACCTATTGCAATCATAGTAACAGAGAAATATTATGGAACATATGCATATACAAACATACAAAGAGATACATGGGAAGCCTATATGAAAACCACATCACAAGCAATATATGCATGTGAGTTATCAAGATTTCCTTTACTACTAATTACCTCAGAAGATCCTATAGATGTCTATTCACTTTCTATTAGAATAGGCAAATTGATAGAGCAGAAATAACAATTTATGGCAATACTACACAGAGAAAAAATTGAATTACCGAGAACTGGCTTTGCCTATGTAGATAGAAACAATAAAGGTATACGTAAAGCTTCCTCTCTACCACGATCTGATGATCCAACTGTACCTTTTGCTATAGGATCTGGATCCCGCGCAAATGCAATGTCTGTGCCAAAAGTAGAATACGATTTACAGGCACTATATAATGGCTACATGGCAGACAGCTATATACACAGAGGTGTTAATGAGTTCTTTAATAAGATTCTAAAAGAAGGCTATAGGTTCGAATCAAAAAATAAAAAAGCAAAAGCATACATAGAACAACGTTTCGAAATAATGACAGTTGCCATGGGCGATGTTTGGCAACTACACTTCTGGGAATTTATACATGATTATATTAAATTTGGAAATGCATTTCTTATAAAAAGTAGATGGATTAGCACTAGTCCTGTTCCAGGAATGAAACTAAAAAGCCTTCATGGAAAGAAACCAATAGGTGGATATTTTGTTGCAAGTCCACTAACTATGAGTCCACAAGTAGATGATAATGGAAGAGTAACAGGTTGGGAACAAAAAGTATCAACTAAACAATCAAAGATTTTTAAAGCAGAAGACGTAATACATATAAAACATAATAGACAATCTGGACGTATATGGGGCGTATCAAAAATGCTTCCTGTGCTAGACGATGTAAGGGCATTAAGACACTGTGAAGAAATGATAGTACAACTTATCTTCAAATCTTTACACCCACTTATACATCATGAGGTTCCAGACACAACTAACACCGGAACAGGCAGACAAGAAGACGTTACAGCAGCTGCCCAAGCACATGATATCTCTGCTGTGAATGGTTATATAGTAACACCTCCAGGACATAAACTAACTATACTTGGAGTAGAAAGCAAGGCACTGCGGGCAGAAGGATATTTAAAAGCCCTTAAGACCCGCGTATTTGCTGGACTTGGATTATCTGATGTTGTGATGGGAGAATCCGCTAAGACTTCTGTAGGAACAAGTGACTCATTCTCTGGAGTAATGTTTGATCAGATACGACTGTATCAAAGAGAATTAGAGTTCTATATAAACTTCTTTATAATAAGAGAACTATTATTAGAAGGAGGATTTGATCCACTTACAGATCCAGATAGTAATGTTTGCTTATCATTTAGCGATGTAGACAGAGACAGATTTGTTAAGTTAGAAGAACATGCTCTTCTACAATATGCAGGAAATGCAATAACACTTAGTGAACTTAGAGAGATTCTTGGAAAAAATAAACTAACAGATGAAGAAGCTCAAGACCTTTATATAAATAGAATACAGATACCACTGGCAACAACTAAATCCGCACAACAAGGAAGCTCAGATGATAATGATAGTGGACAAAAAGGACCAACAGCAGCTATGCCAGCAAAACCTACATTAAAAAACAAAACTGCTCCAAAGAATCAACATAATTCAAGAATACTGACAGCTTATAATAATTTAGCTTCTTGTATTGCTAATTACGTAAGGGAACAAAACTTAATTCAATGTAAACCGCAGCCACAATATATACATGATTTATGTAGTAGTGCTTTAAATGCCTCTTATATAACATCCAAAGATATAATAGATACATTTAAACGCGCAACGTTAACTATAGTAAATGATTTAGATACTACTACTGACATGCCTATAGTTCAAGAACTATCAAAGATACATGGAGTGTTTGCGGGACTTAAGCACAATATCTTGTAAGGAACATACTCTATAATGGTAGATAAAGACGACAACAGCAAAGTATATCCTAATGACCATGACTTACTAATACGTGTTGATACTAAGGTAGACCTGTTGTTAGTAACCCAAATTGAAAAAGCAGACAAAATAGAAGTAAACAATTTAAAAATTTCTCAGGATAAACTAGAAACACGAGTAAATACATTATGGTATTGGATACTTGGATCACTTGGTACAGCAACCCTATCGCTAGGTGTTCTAGTTATTACAAAAGTAGCAGTACATTAAAGGCTATAATAAACATATGAAACGGATAGTAGAACACGTTCAATACACATTACCTAGTGTTAAGCTAACACAAGCAATAGAGTCTGTAATAGAAGAAGGCTTACCAGAAGTACTCTTTACAGAAATACGAGCAATAACTGCTAACTGGCTTACACGTAATAAAACCTATTACCCATCAGAAAGTCTTATTGGCGTACCAAATAATGGTACCGGAGCAATATCATTTATATATCCATATCCGGTACCACTATTAAGAGATCACATATCTTCACCAGATGTATATGGTTCCATACCAGCAATGCTTCCTTATGGACGAATTTATAATGCAAGTTTTCAAAATGATCCAAGATCTGATGGTGGATGGTTAAAAACAATAGCAGCCATTACAGATCCCTATGCTATTGAATCAGTACTTACTGGTAGATTCTTGACGGTAAGTATAGGAGCAGACGTAGAAGAAGTACGTTGTAGCATATGTAATACTAATCTAGCAGAAGAAGGACTATGCGAACATAATAAAGGAGAAGTATACAATGACATGGTATGCTACTGGATTATGGGACCAATTAAAGGACGTGAACTTAGTTTTGTAAATGTACCAAGTGATGTTAATGCTTGTGTTACAAATACATCTATAGATGCTGGAGAAGCAAGATTATTATTAACCAACTCAGGAGCTGACTCTTTATTTGATTTGGCAACTGGTACCAATGTATCAAGAGAACATACACTCGGAATTTCTAAACAAAATTACAGCAAGATATTAGAATCTGCTAAAGAGTTCCGAGCAATCTACAAAGAAAAAGATATTCCCAGCAATGGGTTTAAACAAATCTTTATAGATACTAAACAACGCTCGAAAATAGCGGCATAACGCGAAAGGACCTTTAGTATGAGTAAAACTACTAGAACCTTCTATGCGGCACGCTTAGTAGATAACGACTATAAAATGCACATATTTTGTAATAAAATAGATGCTGAAAATAGAGAGTCTATTATAGAAGCTGTAAAGGAAATAAAGAAGGGCAGTCATACTCCAGAGCAGATTACCGGTATTCTGGGTGTAGTTCTAGCCAATACAAAAGAGCTGCTCACTGAAGAAGATCAGAATACTATATTTCAGGGAGTAAAGCCCTCTGAATCCTTAGAAGCATATGACATAGAAGTAGACAAGGATACCTACCCACTACTCTATAATGTACTAACAGAATGTACAACTACAGATAACAATACTATACCTTCTAAACAAGAGGAAGCTAATGAAGCTATTGTAGGTGGGTTAGTAGAAGAACTAGAAAGACTACAAATTTATGATGAATCTGTAGTTCCTTTCCAAAATCTGCCTTTTACAGAAGAGGATACAGATTGGGATGGAAGTGCTTCGAAGCAAGCGCTTAAATCCTGGGCTAGTAACTCAGAAGAAGAAGTAGATTGGAAAAAATATAGAAAAGGCTTTCTTTGGTATGACTCTGAAGACTCAGACAAAGCAAGCGCTCATAAATTCCCAATCGCTACAATTATAGATGGGCGATTAACGGCTGTGCCAAAAGGTATATACGCAGCAGCTAGTGCGATTAACAAAGCCAAAATATC